CCTGACTGCATTTCGGCCAAGGTCCATTGGCTGTAGGTCAAGGCACACAACCAGTCACCAATGGGACCACGATACAAGTCGTTGATGTTGGCCAGGTTATTTCGTGCTACTGGTACGCTGATATGTTGGCCCAGTGTGATGATGGGTATGCCGGCCCACACAGCTTCTATGGCCGCTGCACTGGCATCCGTGATTACACAATAGTAGTCGCTGGCGCAAAGATGCTCATAAAGATTGTCACGTGTTTTGCGATCTAGATTTTTGGGGCGGAACACTATGAGTCGGTCGGTCTGGGGTTTGAGTTTTTGACGCACGAACTCACGCCATGCTTCCAGCGTGGTGCCTTGCTGTTGATAGTGATGTTCGCTGTTTTCTACTACCAAGATGGCTCCTTGGTTGACCCGCCAGGGTCTGGGCATGCTGGGCAACAGTCTCAGACGGTCTGCAGGCCACGGCCGGCTCAGATCTGGTGTCATGTGAAGATCATTGGCCACCAGCCTGTGCCAGGCTTTTTTTCCGGTGAGAAAGTTGGTATATCCTGTGTCCACAAACCAAAATGGCAGAGCACGTTGCCGGCGATCTTTCAACAGAGTTTCATTGTGGATGATGTTGCGGATCAGCACTGATTCTGAATCGGGTACGGCTTGTCCGGGCAGACACCACATGGCCTGCGGATCCAGTTTTTGAGCCAAGGTCTTGATAAACCCTTTGCCCTGACGTTCATACATAATCAACCACTGTTCACCGGATATGGACAACCGATCAAAGTTCTGCACCAACCAAGCACACAAGGGTCTGAATAACTTTTTGTATCTGGCGTTGATTCGGTCTCTATGCGCACGCAGATCCTCACGCAACAGGGTGTTGACCCGGCCAAAATCTATCTCCAACAGGTGTGATTTGCTTTGAGCTTTTCGTATCTTTACCAGATACTGTTCAGTGGCCGGCCAGGTCATGGTTATACGCTTGAGATCTCGTGCGATCATGCGTAGTGCCAGGCCAGTGACCAGTTCGTCGCGGTTGATCAAGGCCCACATGTTACCAGCCCATGATCAGATCATGATTTTTTTTCTGCAACAACTTCATGCCCCAACTCTGTAAAAGATCCACGGATTCACCGTTGTCAACTATACCAGTGTCTTTGTGGAATTTTTGTTCTATCACTATCACAGGTCTACAACTCTTGATGTAGAGTTCTGCACCCACAATGATTTTGTATTCATATCCTTCGCAGTCCAGTTTGATATAATCAGCAGCAGGCAAACCCATGCTGTCCAGGGTTTTCATTTGTATAGCACCCTGACCAACTGTGTTGGGATCCACATGACTGTGGCCAGTGTTGTCAGCAGTAATGATCATGTCTATCATGCTGTTTTCTGCACCCAAGGCACAATCATAGACCTGTAAATTTCTGGCCGGCACATTTTTACGCAGGCATTCTCTGAAATCAGCCACGGGCTCAATGGCATGAACCTGTTGGAAAAACTGACAAAGATCTCGTGTCCATAATCCCACGTTGGCACCTATGTCCACGGCCACATCATGTCGTTTGCAAAGATTTACACTGGCTCTACGCACAGGTTCCTGATACACTGCCTGACCACCTTTGGCGATGTTTTTGGCCAGCATTTGTGCAAAATGTGTGTCTTGATCCGGAAACCACCAACGGTGTGCTTGGTACATGCTAGGCTCCACCTGCGCGGATGCTGGCCCAGTAAGGATGTTCTTCGTGTTGCTGTATGTCACGTCCACGGCTGTGTCCTTGCTGTTTGCGTTCACCCTTGGCATGATCCATGTACAGGCCCAGTTCACTGTTGATAAACGGATGCCCACTGAGACGTCCCTGGGTCTGTTTCACATTTAAATTGAAGAAACGATTGGTAGATTGAAATCTGCGGCGGACCACGTCCCAGATGTAGCTGTCGTGCCATTCGGCCTGCTCAAAAATACGGTCCTGATCATACATGGCCACAAACTCATGTATGAAATCCCGCGTGGCCGGTTTAGCAAGATTATAACCCACCCAACCGCACTCAGAATGATATTTTTCTCCACGACCCAAGTAAGTTATCATGGCATCTTGGGGTGAGATCTGCTCTAACCAGGACATGGGCACAGCCGTATGTGTGTGCGTGTCAGCATCCAGCCAGATCATCCAATCTGATAAAAAACGTTCACACAGGGACAGGCTGTAGACCTTGTAGGCAAATCTCTGTGCATTCCAGCGGAATGTCTTTCGGGGATCATACACATCAGGGGGGCCGGCCAGGCCATGTGCCCGTGGATTGTTTCGGTTGCGTTCAGTAAATGCCACCAATGCGGAACTGAGTTTGACCAGATCCAAGACCTGCGTATTAGTGCGCGAAACCCTGGGCTGACAGTGCTCAGCACAAACAATCAAATCAACTTCTGCTGGCCAGTTGGCTTCAAAAGTGTCGATCATTCGCTGGCCGTATTGTTTTAGACCTTCCTCATTGAACGAGGTAATTACTGTATATTTCATCGTGGATATTTAGTGATCAAGTCAGTGGCCTATTTTCCTTTGCAGTGTGCCAAAAACAGCTCGCCTGTGATCAGTGCCATGCTGGACTCTCTGCGGCAAGCCGGCGTAAGCACCCAGGAAAACAGTTGGGACGCAGATGCTGTGATCATATGGAGTGTGCTATGGGCTGGGCGCATGGCCGCCAATCAGGCAGTGTGGAGTCACTATAGAAGTCTGGGTCGGCCGGTGATCATCATAGATGTGGGTGCCTTGTATCGCGGTGAAACCTGGAAGATAGCCTTAAACTCCATCACAGCAGATGGATATTATGGACACACCGAAAACCTAGACTACAATCGTCCTAGAAAGTTGGGTATAAGTTTGGCTATTAATTTTACACGTAACCCTAGAATTATTGTGGCTGCCCAACATGCCCGCAGTCTGCAGGTAACAGGACTAGTCAGCATGGAAGGTTGGATCATAGATCAAGTTGAACGCCTGCGCACAGTCACTGATAGACCCATCGTAGTGCGCCCACACCCTAGAAGTGCATTGGATCGGGCTGGACTTGTACACCTGCCCAAGGATGTCATCATAGAAACTCCTCAACGCATAGACAACACCTATGACAGCTACAACTTGGCCTTTGATTGCCATGCCATCATCAATCACAACTCAGGTCCTGGCATACAGGCCGCACTGGCAGGCACTAGACCCATAGTAGATAGCACCAGCCTGGCACATCCGGTCAGCATTGCCCATGCAGACATAGATCGACCTTATGACCGAGATCGAGATCAGTGGTTGGTGGAAATCTGCCACACCGAATACACTGTTCAAGAAATACAACAAGGACTATGGTTGCGCAGACTGGATGCACAGCTTGGATAAGTTAGAAAAACGCCGACAAAAACTGGCCGCGCAACAAGCTGGCTTGGCCCAGGTCCCAACTGACAACATGCAGTCATCACTGCCTGTGCCTGTTCTTACCAGTGCAGATATTATAGATTGCGCCTGTGTGATACATGGAGATGCGTATAGCTGGGGATATGTGGAGAGACTTTACAATATGTTACGCCGCCACATAACTCCAACCATCAGATTCCATGTATACACCGAAGCTGACAGACCCGTTCCAGAACACATGATACGTCATGATCTAGAACCCTGGCACATAACCCGTGCTCGCAGGGCCTGGTGGTACAAGATGCAGATGTTCAATCCAGAACATCATGCAGGTAATTTGTTGTACCTAGATCTAGATACTGTGGTAGTTCGAGATTTATCTTGGGTGACAAATCATGATACCAGTTACTTCTGGGGCATACGGGATTTTAGATATTTGCAAAATCCACATCATTCTGTATTCAACAGCAGTTTCATGTGGTGGAATGTGAGTAATTTTTCTCGCATATGGGATCAGTTCTCTCAAGGCGATATTGCACAATTGACCAAAAACAATCAAGGTGATCAGGATTACATCACCAAATCCATCAATGTGAATCAACGTAGATTTTTTGAAGATCGATTGTTCCAAAGTTTTAGATGGCAGTGCTTGGACGGAGGATATAATTTCCAACGACGCCAGCCACGAGCACCCGGCACT